GCTTTCGGAACGCTCGGGGCCAGCGTTTCAATGCGGGCTTTTTCTTCGCTGCTCATCGCCGTTTCAGCGGCAACGCAGAGGTTCCAAAGGTTTTGGGCTTCTTGGCGTTTGGTGAGTTTCTTCATGGAAAACAATGTAGCTATCATTCATTAACGTGCAAGCGTTTATTTCAAAGAATCGTCATTTACAGAGAAAAAAACCGCTGTTTTTCTTTCCGCTTGCATTTTCGCAAGCAATAAACTATCCGTTTCCCATGCCAGAAACACCACGAAAAAAGGGCCGTCCAACCCGCGCCGAGCTTGGCCTCATGCCCCGCGTCGCAATCCTGCTACGCTTGGAGCCGCACGTTGCCGTCGCGTTCAAGAGCCGCGCCAGGAGCGAGGGAAAGAGCGGGCCGGAATTGCTCTATGCGCTGCTCAAACCAAATGAACCAACACCAAGCGGAGCGCGATAGCGGCAAGGGCTGGCCTCAACACTGCGATCATCCTTGGCAAGGCGGTGGCTTTGAATAGTGTAACAACAAAATGGCAGATCATGTCAAGACTAAAATGAATCACCAAACAGCATCAGCAATCGCAACGAGCATCGGAGCAAAGCACGGCAAGCGCCGTGGATACGCCCGCAGGATGAAGAAAGAGCCGACGCCAGCCGAGCTTAGGCTATGGCTCTCCATACGACCAAGCAGCGGATTTCCTCACTACATTCAGCGGCAGGTTGTATTTGGTAAGTTCATCGTCGATTTCTACTGTGCATCGGCTCGACTTGTGATTGAGGCCGATGGGAGCTTTCATGATGGGCGAGAGGAATACGATGAGAGGCGCACTCGATTCCTAAACGGGTGCGGATTAAAGGTTATACGGTTCACGAACTCAGAGATCATGCGCGAAACTCGCGAGTTAGTTGAGGACATCGCCAAACACTGCGAAATAGGGCGCATGCAACCAATGTGCGCAATACAGAACATTATCAAGCGTGATACCACACCATCACAACATCAATGGAGCATGCTTTGATAAAAATAGGTTCTGTCTGTGTGGGAGGTTGTCAGGAGGTTCCGCAGACCGCTTTGTAGCTAGCTATATAATTGCCATAACCGCCAACAACAAGTGAAACTAATCAGCCAGCTAGAAATCGCGGAGCTTTTGAGCACCGACCGCGAAACCGTTCGCAAGAAAGTCGCGCCGTTGGTGGCAAAGCAGGGGCCGAAAAACGCCAAGCTCTACGAATCCGACAAGGCGCTTCCGCTTTGCCTTGGGCTTGGAGGTCCGCAGGACGGCGAGTATGTGGACATGGCGGAAGCGCAACGCCTCTTGACCGTCAAGCGCGGCGCTCAAATCGACCTCGAAATGGAAGTGACGCGCGGCGACCGCTGGCCGAAAGACGACGTGGAAGCGATCCACGAAGCGAGCCTTAGCAACGTCGCCGGGCTGCTCAAAGCCCATGAAGGCAAGCTGCTCTCGGCTGAATTGATTCGCGACATCTTCACCGAACTGCGCGAGGTGCCAGCCAAGCTGGCGAAGCTGTGAGCGATCCGCTCTCAGTGGAAAAAATCGGGGCGTCTTGGCTGAACAGCTACGCGCGCTGCTTCGCGCCGTGGTCGAGGATGACGCCGGAAGAGTGGGCAGAGGAAGTCTATCGCCTGCCAAACGGAGGCCGGTTCAAGTGGGACTTCGCGCCCTACACGCGCGCCATGTATCAAAGCATGTTTGACCGGCGAGTGATCGAGACGAGTTACGCGATTTTCTCGCGCGGACTTAAAAGCACCGTCATCCTGCTCGCCATCGGCTACACGATTGACCAGCGACCGCGCCGGATTCTCTACATGATGCCGACGACGGGGCAGGTCGAAAAATTCTCGAAAGACAACCTCTGCGGCGAGCTGCTCGACACCACGCCGTGCCTCAACCCCTACGGCTCGAAAGGAAATCGGCGCATCACCTCAAATACGATTTTGCACAAAGCGTTTCCCGGCGGACTCATTACGATGTTCGGCGCGAACGCACCCGGCGAACTGCGGCGGGCAAAGGGTAGCTTTCTGGTAATTGACGAAAAGGACGCCATTCAGCAGGAGGAAGGAGACGAGGGAGACCAGGTGCAAATCTTCTGGAAACGCGGCAGCGAATATCCCGACACGATTCGCGTCTCCGCGTCATACCCGTCGCTCCGCGGTCACTCCAGAATTATCAACGATCTTGAAAACAGCGATTGGAACGAGTGGCACGTCACCTGCGTAAAGTGCGGCGGCGAGCCGTTTGTGATGCACCGGAAAATGTTGCGCTACGATAAGGGAAAGCCGGAAGGCGCTCGGCTCGAATGTCCAAGGTGCGGCGAGTTTCTGACCGATGCCGAGCGTTACGCAATGGCCCACGGGCAGGGATTCGACAACTGGAAACCGCGCAACGAGTTTCGAGGCCGGCGAGGCTTTCACGCCAACTCAATGCTCTGGCCGCATCCGGTGGACTATCACAAATATCCGGCTGGCTACCTTGGCCAGCTCGCCGAGGAGGAAATGGCCGTTGCCGCCAGCGCCGATCCGAAGCGAGCAATGCGCCCGCTTGTGAACACGGTGGACGCCGAGCCGTTCGACCCCACCGAAGAAAGCGAGAAAGCTCCGGACTGGAAACCGCTCTACGACCGGCGCGAAGATTACGGACTGACCGTGCCGGAACGCGGCCTGTTTCTGACCGCCTTTACCGATTGCCAAAAGAACCGGCTTGAGGTCGGCTGGCAGGCGTGGGGTCGCAACGACGAATCGTGGTTCATGGATCATGTCGTGATCGAGGGTTACGTCGGGCACCGCGAAGTCTGGCAGGAATTGCGGCGGCAGCTTGGCCGCAAATGGAAACACGCCAGCGGCGCGCCGATGTCACTTGGCTTTGCGTTTGTGGACGGTGGCGCATACAGCGAGGACGTTTACCGCTTCTTTCAGGAACTCGCGCGCAATCCGGAGCCGGGAGTTTATGGGCATGTCCAGGCCAGTAAGGGAATCGGAACGCACCCGCATCCAATCGTCACGCACGGACAAATGAAAACTATCGCCAAGACATTGAAGGGGCGACATATCGGAACATGGCAGGCGAAGGACAGGATTTATGAGAGGTTGCGAATGTCCATTACGGACGGTGAGATTCCAGAGGGCTACATTCATTTCAACAAACAATTTCGCGAGGAGTTTTTTCAAGGGCTGACGATTGAAACCGCCACGCAAAAAATAAACGGACCCGAGATTTACAACACCTACAAGGACGAGGTAAGCGGCAACGAGGCGCTCGACATCGCCGTCGGCAACCTTGCTGCGTGGCGACTCTATCCGCGCAACTTCGATACGCTAGAGGAAACGCTCGCGCTGACCAAGCCCGATGCGCCCGCGCCGGTCGCGCCGTCCGCGTGGTTTAAGGGCAAAGCGCCGAGCGGTTGGAATTTGTAAAATAGCTGTTGCGCGATTGCGAAGCGTGCGTTACACGTTTGTGCAATGAAGAAATTCACCGCCAGCATCAACACCCGCGTCACTCCGGCGACGCGGGATAACCTCAAGAAAAAAGCGCAAAAGCGCAAAATCCGCCTGACTGACATTGCCCGCGAGGCGCTGGAAGAAAAGGCACAAAGCAAATAAACTATGAAATCCATCACAACTACTTGGACGGGCATCCGCCCGCTCATTATGTCGAATCCGCAAACCGTGGAAATCGCCAATCCATTCGCCGTCAATTCCCGGCGCATCAATAGTCTGCTCAAGGCCGCGCGCAAGAAGGGCGACGAAAACCGCATGGCGGAACTCGCCGACGAACAGAAGCGCGGCGATTGGGAGGCGTCCGCGTATTGGAACACGGAACGCAAAGCGTTTTATATTCCGGACACGGCGCTGCTTGCCTGCATCCGCAACGGTGCGGCAGCGGCAAAAAAAGGAAAGGACATCGACCGCTCCGTTCTCATTACCGAGGATCAGGCGATCATTGAAACCGAAATCAAACACAACAGCCTCGAAGCCTACTATGCCGACGCCGCTTTCCGGCTGGAATGTCCGGCGAAGGTGCCACCGAAAACCGGCGCGCTTATCTGGAAGGTTCGGGCGATGGTGCCGACCGGCTGGAAAGTCACGTTCACGATTGAGTTTGACGAGAACATTGTTGCCGAGAAATCGCTACATGAGGCGCTCGATTTGGCTGGCCGTCTCAGCGGAATCGGCGGCTGGCGTCCCAAGTTTGGGCGGTTTTTGGTGAGCTAGGCGAGGTCGGGTTATGCGACGCCTTGCAATGACTGGCCGCACACACCGCGCACGGGAAACCGTGGGCGGCAGTGCGGCGTGTCATGGAACGGCGTGGCGTGGTCAGGCGAAGCGAAGCGGTGACGGGTCCACACACCGCGCATCCGAAAGGGTGCGCGGTAGTGGGCGCGGAATGGCGTGGATTGCAAGGCTCGGCAGGGATAGAGCGGCAGTGCTAGGCGTAGCTTCTCACACCGCATCCGTTCGCGGGTGCGGCAGAGAGTCATGGCGAGGCGAGGCCGTGCCTGGCGTGGCCCGGCGTGGCTTGGCATGGCAAACACACAGCGGCTCACGGGCCGTTGCAGTTTGCTTGGCAGGGCCGAGCGAGGCAGGGCGTGGCTAGGCGCGGCAGGGCGCAATCATCCGGCTAATCACCGGACAGTTTTATGACAAACCAACCAGAAAAAGAACCAATCGAAGCAGAAGTTGAAATCACGTCCGACGACGCTTATCCGGCCTTATGGGTGCGTCTCGTTGACGAAATGATCGAGAAAGGCATCACGTTCGGAACCAAATACGAAATGGCCTATCTCGTTGACCGGCTCGCCTGTCAACCCGAGTCCATCGCATTTGGCATTGCCATTTCCAATATCAATGACGAGTTGATCGAGAGCGGGCTTTACTTGTCCGCGCGCGAACAGCGCGGAGCGGGCTATATCGTTCTGATGGCAGACGGCGCGGAGGAAGTGGCGCGCACTCGCGTTCGCCGTTCCTTCCGTGAAATGGCGCGGGCGTGCAAACTGTTTGGCGGCATCGCCCGCAACCCCGACGCGCAGATTACAGAGGAAACGAAACAGCGACTTCTCAAGTGCGAAGAGAAATCCGCGATCCGGCTGGCGCTGATGCGCGCGCCGATCACGACAGCGCGGAAGGCAAAACTTTTGGAGTAGCGAGGCTGGGCATGGCTCGGTAGGGACTGGCAGGGCTTGGCTCGGCAAGCACACTGCCGCCTTTCGGGGCGGTAGTAGTTTGCTGGGCGGGGCGTGGCGGGGCAAAGCGAGGAACAGCTTGGCGCGGCAAACCACAAGGGCGGCACTGGAAACGGTGCCGCCCTAAGTTTTGCCAAATAGTCAACGCGCGTTGACAATCTACGCGCGTGCGCTAATTATGTCGGCGCATGGCACTTGCCGCCCTTTCATACTTCCCGCAAAGCATCACGTCCGGCGACACGACGCGCCTGCTTCTCTCCCTGCCGCTGTGCCCGGCACCGGCTTTCACCGCTGTCTTGGTGCTAAACCGCCCCGGCGTTGCGCCCATCACCTGCGCCGGCTCGGCTAGCGGCAGCGCGTTTGCATTCACGATTACCGCCGCGCAATCCGCCACGATGGCGGCGGGAGCCTGGACATGGGCGGCGCGATGCACCGAGACGGCCAGCGGCGACGTGACGAGCGGAGGCGATGGGGATTTCACCGTGCTGGCAAACTACGCCACCACGATCACGGCGAGCGCAACGCAACTCCAGCTCGACGCGGCGAACACGGCGCTTCTCACGTTGCTGGCGAATCCCGAGGTGTCCGTTTCGTTCAACGGGCAAAGCTTCACCAAGGAGAATCAGGCGCATCTCCTGAACACGATTCGCAACCTTGAGGCGAAGCTCGCCGCCGAGAAAGCCGCCGCTGCCGGGCTGCGCGGGGACGCTCCGACACGTTCTATCAGGCCGTATTTTGTGTAATTTCCATGAAAGCCAAAACTCTAAAGCTCAACGGAAAGCGGACCAACGGCAGCGCCGTCCAGATCGTTGACGAGCCAATTCGGCAGCCGCGAAATTACAGCCAACTGATCGAGCAGCTAAAGAAAGTCTCGCCCGATTGGAGGCCGAATCGCATCGGCGTTGACGCGGAAATCTATCGCAACCACTGGGAGCTTCGCGCTTTCTCGCGCAACCTCTGGAGGGAGAATCCGTTCATCATGGGCTACGGTCAGGAGCTTGCCGCGAACGTCATCGGGCCTACCGGCTACACGCTCCGCATGATGGTCAAGGAAACCGAGGACCGCATCATTTACAGCGCGGAAGAAAAGGATGCGCTGCGGCGCGCGGAGAATCGCCGCAACGAAGTCTTGCGCTTCACCGCTAAAAAGACCGGCCTGCCGTTCAAGGCGGAGAAGCTACTGCACACGATCAAAGGCAAGGCGTCGGTAAAGGTCGGCGAGCTGGACACGTTCGCGAATCAGTTGATCGAGCGGAAGTGGGCGGAGTGGCAGTTGCGTGAGAACTGCACCGTCAGCGGGCGAATCAGCTACAACGAATCTCGGCAGCTTCGCCTCAAATCCTGTGCGCGCGACGGGGACCACTTCATTCGCATGGTCCGCGATTCCCGCTATCAGCCTTTCGGTTTCAAGATTCAGCATATAAATGCTGAGTGGTGCAATTACTACCTGCTCGGCACAAACGAAGCCAACGGCAACCCAATCCGCTACGGAATCGAATACGACGAAAGCTATCCGGCTCCGGTGCCGGTTGCGTATTGGTTCACCAAGGCCACGAGCGGGCAATGGGCCACGATGTCTCCGGTAAATTTTGGCACGAACAGCACGGAAGGAAGTATCCGTATTCCAGCCGAGGACATCATTCACTACGCGAAATTTGACGATGACGCGGACGTGACGCGCCCGGTTCCGTGGGCAACTCCGGTAATGTCCAATGTGCGGCAGCTCGACAAGGCGATGGAAGCCGTGGTTGTCGCGATGCGCGTCGGCGCGTGCTCAAATGTCTTTTTCGAGACCGACCTTATCGGGCCGGATGGGACTACCGCAGCGGGCGCGGACCCCGACATTATGAAGGGGCTTTCAATGGAGATGAACCCCGGCGGCGCGCACGGTTTGCCGCCTGGCGTGCGGGCGAAAGAGTTCAACCCGAACCAGCCGAACCCGAACACCGGCCACGTCCGCAACGAAATCCTTCGCAGCATTTGCGCTGGTCTGCCGGGCGCGCAGTTCTCGACCATCGGACAAAATTACGCTGAGATCAATTTCAGTGCCGGGCGTTTGGAGCGGCTAACCATCACCGCGCAATGGCAGGTTTTGCAGGAGTTCGACATCGCGATTGCGGAGCGTAGAATCTTTGCCGAGTGGTTGAAAATGGCGCTAACGATGCAAGCGGTTCCGTTGCCGGCGGAGAAGTTTTTCAAGTTCAACGCGCCGAAATTCACGGGCAAACGCTGGCCCGGTATTGATCCCATCAAAGAGGCCAACGCCAAGGCGCTCGACCTTGCCAACAAATTCACGTCGCCGCAACGAATCCACGACGAGCAGGGCACCGACCTGGAGCAAACCTGCATTGAGATCAACGAGGCGTCGATGATTTACGAACAATACGGAATCGAATCGGACACCACCAAAGGCCCAATTGACGCCGAAGTGGAAACCGAGGACGACCCGCCAACCAAGCCAGCAAACTCGCCTGAATGAAGCCGCCGGACTACATTATTTCCGCAGCAAAGCGCGGGCTTGAATTGCTTGCAGAAGGATACGGGGGAGACGGACTTACCGAAGGCACGAAAGACGCGGCGCGCAAAATGGCATCCGGTGAGGTCAGTGAGGAAAAAATCGTCAAGGCTAGCGCATGGGGCGCGCGTCACGCGGTGGATCTTGAGGCGGGCAAAAACAGCAACCCTGACGACAAGGAATGGCCCGGTGCTGGTGCCGTTGCTCATTATCTGTGGGGAATCAATCCACTCAACCCCGGACCTGCTCGCGCATGGTTTGATCGTCAATCTGAGAAAATCCAAAATCCACCAATGAAAAACTGGTTTGCAATCACAAACAAATCCGAAGCCTCCGCCGAGGTCTGCATTTACGAAGAAATCGGCAGCTACGGAATCAGCGCCAAGGCGTTTCTGGACGAGATCAAAAACGTCGGAAATCGAAAGATCACGCTCCGCATCAACTCGCCCGGCGGCGAAGTATTCGAGGGGCTGGCGATTTACAACCGGCTCCGCGAACATCCCGGCGGAGTGGAGGTCAAGATCGACGGCATCGCCGCCAGCATGGCGAGCGTAATCGCGATGGCCGGCGCTCCGGTCACGATGGCGAGCAATGCGCTACTCATGGTCCACAATCCAAGCGGCCTGTGTGTCGGGAATAGCGACGACATGCGCGAGCTAGCCGACATGCTCGACAAGGTTCGCGGTTCGCTGACCGGCGCGTATGAGCGCAAGACCGGCAAGAGCACGGAAGAAATCGGCGCGATGATGGACGCCGAGACATGGATGACCGCACAGGAGGCAATGGATGCCGGATTCTGCGACGAAATCACCGGCGAACTGAAAATGGCGGCGAGCGTCGGGAAGCTGGCGCTGACCGGAAAACTTGCAGAACGGGAAAAAGAGTTTGACAAAATAGTAAAGACGCCTAAACAATCAACGCCAATGAACAATCTGCCCGAAACTCCCGCCACTGAAACACCCGAAACGCCAGCGCCGGAGATCACCGCGCCGGTTGCTGAGACTGCCGCACCTTTGCCGGAAGTCGTGACCATCACCGCCAACGCCGACGATCTTCGCGCCGAGGGTGCCGTTGCCGAGCGCAAGCGCATCGCCGACATCCGCGCATGGGCCGGGGTGGTTGCGAAGGCGCACAAGTTCAACCTCGACAAGCCGGTGACGGATTTCATCGCCAGCGGTCAATCGCTCGCCGAGTTCAAGGAGCACGTAATCACCAATTCGTTTCGGGCTGAAAGCCTGAACACCGCCACCGATACCAGCGGCGCGCAGGGCAACACGATGTCCCGCGAATCATTCAACAAACTTTCGCCCTACAACCAAAGCGAGTTCTGCAAAAAGGGCGGAAAGCTCACCGACTAACCACTCACCCAACCAATCAACTAAAACACCACTATGGCCGCTCCTACTAACAACAACACGCTTACGAATCTTATTCCCGATGCCTACGCCGCGCTTGACGTGGTGAGCCGGGAACTCACTGGCTTCATTCCGACCGTAGCTCGCGACTCCCGCGCAGACATGGTTGCCGTCGGACAGACGCTCCGCTCCGCCGTCGCTCCGGCTAACACCGCAGGCGCGGACATCACGCCCGCGATGGCGATTCCGTCCGCAGCGAATCAGACGATCAGCAACAAGTCGCTGACTATCACAAAGTCCCGTTTCTTCCCGTTCTCCTGGAGCGGCGAAGACATCATGGCCGTCAACAAGGGGCCGGGCTATTTGAGCATCCAGCAGGATCAAATCGCGCAAGGGTTTCGCGCCGCTCTCAATGAAATCGAGGCTGACATCTGGAGCGCTGCGAGCCTTGGCGCTTCCCGCGCTTTCGGTGCAACAGCGAACACTGCGCCGGTCATTGGCGACTTCGCGTCCGCGAAGAAAATCTTGGACGATAACGGCGCTCCCGGTTCTGACCGTCACGTCGTTCTTTCTACTGCGGCAGGCGTTGCGGTTCGCGGTTTTGCCAACCTCTACAAAGTCAATGAAGGCGGCGACACTAGCCTGCTTCGCCAAGGTTTGCTTGGCGATCTTTACGGCTTCAGCCTCCGCGAGTCCGCGCAGGTCGGCAGCCAGACCGCTGGTTCGATGGCAAGCGCAACCTCCACCAACGCCGCCTTCACGGTCGGCCAGACCGTAATTCCTCTGGCAACCGCTGGAACAGGCACCGTGGCCGCTGGCGACATCATTACCTTCGCCAATGACACCAACAAATACGTCGTGGCGTCCGCGACGTTTGCCGGTGCCAACCCGGCATCCGGCGACAGCATCACGCTTGCCGCGCCCGGTCTGCGCGTTGCGCAGTCTGCGGCGACCCGCGCCATCACGGTGTTCGGCACTTCCTCACGTAACATCGCGTTTAGCCGCAATGCCATCGTGCTTGCCACCCGTCTCCCGGCTATCTCGCCGGAGGGCGACATGGCGATTGATCGTCAGGTCATCACCGATCCTCGCACAAACCTCAGCTTTGAGCTGGCTTGCTACCCAGGCTTCCGTATGAACACCTACCACGTTTCTGTTGCGTGGGGCGTCACGGTGTTCAAGCCGGAACATTCCGCAATCATCATCGGCGGAGTCTAGCACTAACTGAACATAACTACAAAGCGCCCGCTCGGCTAACAACGGGCGGGCGCTTTTTGTTTCATGGCATCACGCATCACCGCAGCTTGGGAAAGGCTTTACAGCGCGCAGACCCGCACGCTCGCCGACACCGCGACCTCCGACCTCGGCACGCGGCAGGCGACGGTTGGCACCGTGACGGGCAACTGTATTCTTGGCGTGGCGGCGCTTTCGGACGACCTGCAAATTGACGGATTCGCCCAGGGCGGGGATTACGCTTTCACCATGCTAGCCAGCGCGTTTGAAGTGCCGCCAGAGGCGCAATGCCCGGTTCGGCTGCCAGGCATTGAAGCGGCGCTTGTGCTGCGCGACTTCGACCTCAACAACGGGGTGTATCAAATGACGGCAATCGACCCGAGCAAGCGATGAGCAACCCCAGCCTAGAATCCCTAGTTGAGTCCGCCTATTCCGCCGCGCTGCGGACAAACCAGACGGAACTTGCCGACATCCGCATCAACCTCGCCAGCAGCGGACTAAACCAGACGACCACGGCGGCAGACGACAACAGCGGACGCCCAGCAACAACGCTGCCGATTCCGTGCATCCGGCTGCGCGCCGAGGCGACCAGCGAAACGATCGGTTCGCTCAACACGCCGAAATGGGCTGTCCGTTTGGAGGTCGAGGTAGAACAAAAAGCCAACGTCGGCGAAGGCGACGGGCCTACGCTTGACGACCTTTACAGCCTCGCCACGCGCCCGTTTTACTACGGATCCCCAACGCTCGCCGCCACGCTGGAAACGGGCAACGCCGCACTCCGGGTGCATGGCGTGAGCAAGCGGGGCGAGGCGCTTGAACAGGAGCAGCTAGAGGCCACGCTGGTGCGCCGTAGCACGGTTACGATTCACTGCGCGCCGGTCACGATTTCGTAGAAACTTAACGCTTGCAAATAGTCAACGCCACTTTACTATTTCGCCCATGCCGAAGCTCGACACAGCACCAAGCGCCCAACCAGCCGACTCGGCATCCCTTTCCCCGCTAGAGCAGGAGCTTGTGACGCGCGAGGCGTTTCTCGCCACGCTGGAAACGGGCACCGAGGGGCACCGCGTCCATTCCGAAATCGTCGCCAATCTCAAACGCCAACTAGAAAAACCATAACTTATGTCCGTAACACTTGTAGGGACCGCCGGTCCCGCTTTCGCACTTCCAGCCGCCGAGCTTTTCGTTGACGCCGAAAGCGTCACGCTTGATGTCGCTCCGCAGTTCATCAAAGAGAAAACGTCGTTTGCTGGCATCATCAACAATGTTGCATATGGGCCAATGGAAGCATCGCTTTCAATCAGCGGAAAGACCAAGACAAAAAGCGTGAGCGGCCCTTACACCGGATCGCTTTTGCTTTCGGTGCTCGGCACCGCCTTTTCTCCGGTCACGACTTACACCACCCTCTCCGCAGGCACTCCAATCACCGCCATCTTCGGCGCTCCGACAACCGGCCTATATTTGGAGAAAGGCAGCTTGAGCTACGGAGAAGGCGATTACGTCGGATTTTCCGTGGATTACAAAGCCAGATCAGGAATTACCTAACCACCAAACAACGGAGCCGGAACCGTAGAAGCGGCACTCAGACATGACGACAGAATCACTACCGCAAAAGCAGGTTTTCGGCTGCGACAACCTCACGCTGGCAATCACATTGAAAACCGCCGGATGCGATTGGGCAAACGACGGAAAGCACAGCATTTGTGGGCTGAATAAATACTCGCTCGCATTTATTCGCAGCCACCCGCTTTACGAAAAAATGAAGGGGCTAAGTCACGAGGAAGCAATTCGCTACCTTTGGCGCAACGGCCAACCCGGAAACATAACCTATTTTTTCGAGAGATCGCAGACGCTTCAATTAGTGTGTGAAGGATGGGACAGTCAGGCGGCTCCACAGGATGACAAGCCTATTCCCGAAATCGAAATTGACGAAAGAACACTGGGAGCGGCAGCTTACAAGTTATCGCAAATGCGAACAAAATTTGTAGGCAACAAATCGGTGAAACCGTTCTGGAGAGACAGGGACGAGAGCGGCAACCTATTCGTGCCGGCCATCGCGCACACGACCGGGACCAGCAGCAGCGAATCAACTGGCGACAAGTCAACCCGCACCATCATTCGTGACGCGCGCATGAAAGCCGTGGAGGTCTAACATATGGAAACTGAAACACCCGCAGTTGCACCCGAAGCATCCGCCGAGCTTGGCGTTGCTCACTACTTCAAAGGCAAGCGCCTTGAGCCTTTCAGCTTCGCCCGCCAGTCCGCATTTCAACGCCTCCGCGTCGGCAGCGAATCCACAATCGAATCGGCTGCAATGCTCGTCTTTCTGTGCCTGCAAAAGCCGGAACGGATTGACCGCGCACGCGGCGAGGAAGGCTGCGCGCGCTTCCGCCTCGATCTTTCCGCATGGGCAGACGAGCAGAAAATCGGCATCAGCTACACGGATGAGGCGGGCGTTTTGCATGGCAGCAAAGCCGGCCACGAAGTGCAGAAGATCGCGTCCGAAGTATGGTCAGAAATCGCAGCAGCCGAGAGCGAGCCGGACCTTAAAGATGAGACAGGAACCGAAAGCCCAAACGCATGACGCCGGGATGGGAGGCGTCCTACGTCGCCAAAGTCTCGGCAGTTCTCAACGGCTCGATCACGCCGCATCAAATCCGTTGGGAGCTTCCGCTCTCGGACGGGCTGCGCTTCGTGACGTATTGGTGGAACTACTTTTACGAGCGAGCCATCGGCGGCACGGTGTTTCATGGAGTGGATTGTCGGCGTGTCCGGCGCGAGGAAGAACAGGAAGGCGGGGAAATCGTATGAGCGCGACGCTAACTTGCGACCTGACCAAGTTTCGCAAGGCGCTGGCAAACGTCGCGCTCGCATCGAAAAAGCCGCAAGCCGAAATTGTGAACAAGGCGCTTAAAGACACAGCCTTTCGGGCCGCTCAGTTCACGCCTAAAACCACGGCAGCAAAGGTGCGCGCTGGTCTGCCGCGTGAAATGCTGATGCGAATGGCCGCAAAGCACTTGTCGGAAAAGCGCGGCAAATACACTAAGGAAGAGTTGCGCGCGACCGCCGCCAAGATTGCCAAGCGTCGGCGTTCCGGCATCGGTGGCGTGCGCGCGGGCTGGATTCCGGCCATCCTGGCGCTTGGCGGAACCTATCGCGGAGCCAAGGCCAAGCCGGGCGGCAGCGCGGCGAAAGGCACGGCGAAAAAGGCCGGTCTGTTTCGCATGGCCGGACTTATCCGAAACTCGGTTGT